TCAGTCGTCAACCTTCACGCGAAGCCTGATCCCATTCAGCGTTCGCGTCATGTCTTGCTGCCTGTGAATGCCGTCTTCTAGCCCGCAGGCCTCCCAGAACGACACCAGCCAGTCACGCGGCACGCACGGACGCAAAACATGCAGGGCAAGGCGGACCTCGTGCGTCTGACGCTTCCCCGCCCTCGCCTTGGCGTGCTGCTCGTCGAGGATGGCGAGCGCCAGGTCGATAACGATTCGATCATTCCGCCCCATGACCCCATGGAACGGAAAGGGAACGCCAGCGCAAGGATTCAATGTGGCGCTTGAGCAGAAGCGGGAGGGGCTGCCGCACGTGACGGCAGCCCCTCAGGTCATTCCAAGCCGATGTCGATCAGCACCGTTGCCGAAGCGTTTGGCGCGAGATCGCCCACTGCGATCGTCACGTTGCTGGTGACATCGCTCGTCTTCGCGGTTCCGACCGGCTGGGGGTTGTCGTAGGCGGCCACTGCAAACGGATCGAGATTGACGAATCCGTAGAAGCTCGCAACCGCGCCTACCGTTGGCGAGGACAGGAAGGCCGTCGTGCCTGTGCCCATGCCGCGGAGGCCCGCCAGTACCGTGCCGCGCGCCGGGATGGAGTTGTTCGTCGAGAAGCTGTTTGCCGCCGTATAGCGGTTGTCGAGGCCGTTCGTGTCGAAGTCTGCGGTCCGCATGTACCGCAGGCCGCGCATTGTCTGGGCGGTGGTGTTCGTCATCTTGACCGTGAAGCGCAGATGGCTGTCGACCAGTTCGACGTCCTGTACGATCGCAAGCCCCGTCGGCGTGGCCCCGCTCCACCGGGCGCGGTCGTCGAACTTCCCCGGCATCTGATAATAGCCGGTCAGCTTCTGGTTGCTGTACGTAACGCGCGCGCCAGCGATCGTGTAGCCGATGTTAAAGCCCTCGATCGCGCGGCCGTTCAGGCTTGCCTCGATGTTGGTCGAAGGGCGATAGATTCCGACGCGCAGGAAGCCATACGACTTGGCGCTCTGCACGCCGGGCGGGGCGTTATACAGCGTGCCGATGCCGCCCCACTCGTTCAGGCCGAACACCATATCCTTCCCGACGATGTACCGCTCGGCACCCATCGGCACCACTTTGAAGGCTGGCTCCGGCGCGGGTGTTACGACGACAGGTGGTTCCACGACGACTGGCGGCTCGACGATCACCGGAGGCTCTGTCGTGACTTCCGGGCACGCTTGGCGGACCCGGTAGGTATATCCGGCGGCGGTTTGCTCGCACGGGCCATAGACCGTCGTCTTCCGGGGCAGCTTCGGTGTGACCTTCAGCGCCCAGCCATCAAGCTTGATCATTCCGTCGTTGTTGCTGTCCGGGATCTTGGTCGGGCTGGTGACGATGCTGCCGGTGCCGGTCTGGGCAGCGGCCGGCGTGATGACCGCTGCCGCTAGGGCAGCAGCCATTGACAACGCGGCAAGCAGCCGCGCCGGGAAGGCGAATTTCATCATTGGAGTATCTCCGGGGGAGGGGCGGCGACGGCCTTGCGTCACCGATGCAGCATCTAGGATGCGGGCATTCGTACTACTTGGTGGAGCGGCCCCATCTCGCTGCTACGGTCCTGCCGCGCTTTGCAATGATGGTGGTCATGACTGGCGCCATTTCGGATGCAAGCGGTTGATTATGCGTTTTGAATCGGCGACTCTTTCGCGAACGGGGCGACGGGCTGTCCGACCTCGAACGGGGGTATCAATGTCGACGAAAAACGAGCGCATCTGGCGCGTAATTCTGGTCGCGTTGGGGTTTGCCATCCTTGCCGCGTCAGCATGGGCCTTCACGCACCCCCGCCCAGAAGGCGAGAGTGCGTGGCGAGTGCCGCTGTAGAGGCCCCCGCCATTGGTCACAGCGCGAACGTCTGAAGATCAGTGATGTGCTTGCCAGTGGTTGACGTCATAGCGTTGTTCTGACGAAGCCCGACCGAGCCGGACGCGAAGCTATTATCAATGACCGGCTCGGTCATGATGGACGCGCCGTTGACGCTGGCGGTAATGGTGCCATCGGCGGCATGCCGGATTTCGAGCGTGGCAAGATCACCGGCTGCTAAGGGGGTGGCGGGCTGAACCTGCGTCCCGATGCGGGTCAACGTACCATTCAGACGCTTGTAGAGGCCCCATGTGTTCGTACTGTTATCAATGCCGGCAAAATAGAAATTGTTGGCATCTTGCACCCGCCAGCGGATTTGCTGCGAAGCGGTAGAGGTCAAATAGCGGAACCCGGCACGGACACCGTATGCACCTGTAGGCGACACCCAATCGCAAGTGCTCAACGTTTCGCCGCTACTATTTGTGTAAGTCTCACTATTGCTAATGGTGTAGCTGCCGCCAACGAACCTATGACCGCTTTCCGACGTGTAAGCGGTCAGCGCAGTCCCATCCGCAGCATCAAAAGTCGCGTTGAGATAAGTAGCTGGCGGGGTGCCGCCTGCATCGTCGTTAGTGACAGTGACGGTCGCGCTACCTTTGACCCCAACGGCATAGCCCGGTCCCGGATTAAGGGTGAGCGTGGAAGTCTCTGTGCTCTCGACGGCGCTGTCGGCATTGATCGTGAGCGTGACGGTCGTCGCGTCCGATCCATCCGCGAAATTAGCAGCAAGACCAGTCGGCACAGCCCCGCCGGGAAAATCGTCGGCGGTCATCGTGCCGAGCGTCAGCGTGATGGGAATGGATGCCGCGCCAGAATAGGTCGAGCGGCTGACAGGCACCGCTATATTTGTGGTCGTGCCGGTGCCTTCTGCGACCGTCAAATCGCTGCGGAAAGTCACGGTCGGGGTAATGGCGATTTGCGCCACAGCCGCGCCCATATTGCGACCATTGATGCGAGTGCCAGCGGCGTCGAAATGTACGTCCAGACCATCGGCCAAGACATAGCTGCTCGCGCCACGGACGAAGACTCCATTGCCGATCGTCGCGGCCACGCTTTTCCGCGCGTCCTCAATGCCTTGGAGCGTGGGGAGAACAGCCAGCTTCTCCGGCAGGAAGCCGCCAAGGATCAACCGCGCCCCGGAGCCGCCGGTGATGCGGGTGCGCATGTCATTGATCGCTGCCGTTAGCGCGGTGGCGTAATCGGTGGGGGTGGTGTCGCGGTTATCCGCTTCACCCTGCACGTCAATGATCGAATGCACGACAGGCGTGAAACCTGCTGCGGTTGCCGCAGCCACCGCCGCGTTCGCCTGCGCGATCGAATTTTCATGCAGCGAGCGACCGACACTCCATTGCGGGGCATTGGGCGCGCTGTTTGAGTCTGCGTTGAGGAGTGATGTGCCGCCCCATGCGGTCGGGACGATCAGCACGATATCGCCAGCGGGTAGCGTGGCTGCAAGGATCTTTGCCGCGTAATTGACGGGCGAAAGATTGTTGTCGCCGACGCGGTTCTCCGGGTGGTACAGCGGCAAGGCGCTGGTGCGGATCGTGCGATAGGTCGATGTCCGCGAAGGGATATCGCAGAATTGGCGGATATTCGTCTGCTCGGTGTCGAGCGTCGAGTTGATCGTGCCGCGACCGACCGTATTGCTCTGGCCGCGCGCGATCATGAGATAGGCGTTGGGCAGCGTCGGCCCCGGCGTCGGAGTGGGGGCCGGAGTCGGCGCCGGGATCACGGACACTTGGCCGGTCGGCATCTGGATCGGGAACGCGCCAGCGCCGGCCGCCACCAGCGCATCCGCAGCCGTATCCGGCATGTCGAGCAGGATCGGCTGCGGAGACACGTGCGCGGGCGGGAAGAAGAGGACCTTTTTCATAACTGTCTCCGTCGGGGTCAGCGAGGCCACGCGTCGATCGCGAGGCGGCGTTTGTCGTCGCAGGCGGCCAGATCGAACCGCCCTTCGCGAATGGTGGCGTCGTCGTCGGCGGCGCTCGCGCTACCGTCCGCTTGCCGGTGCTGCGGCGTCGGTCGGCACGGTTCGGTCGCGGTGACCGGGGGCGGCGGCAGCGTCGGCAAGGCGGGCGTCGAGCAGATCGATTGCTTGCACCCGGTCAGCAGAGCGACAGCGCACGCGACCAGCATCAGTCTGGGCATATTCCCTCGCGGTGTTCGTGCTTTCGAGTATGATCGGCTGCCGATTGGCCAACCGATCGGCGAAGGTCAGCGCCGCGGCGGCGGCATGATCTGCCGCATCGCGTTCGGCCTTCAGTTTGGCCGCGTTGGCGTCGGCCAGATCCTGCGCGCGGACGGTCCGTTCATTGGCCAGCGTGACCCGGACATCGGCGAGCTTTCGATCGGTCCAGAGCCAGCCGGCGGCGAGAGCCGCAATCGGCACCAGCCACCAGACGCGGCGGAACAGGGCGAGCGCCTCGGCCATCACCTGCACCCCACGCGGTGCCACAGCGCGATCAGCAGCGAGACGGCGACCATGAACAGGACGAAGGCCAGCGCCAGCGGCCAGCACATCGCGATCACGATGACGGCCGCGAATGGTCCGTCAGCCGACCGATCGCTCTGCAGCCACAGAACCACGGCGGCTGCGACCAGTAGGTAAATGACAGCCCAAGCCATCACCGGTCGAGCTCAAAATGCGGGCTGTCGGTCTCGCCACGCTCGCGCGGCTTGCCGTCGCGATCCCAGTCCGCACCCCAGCGGATCGCCACACCTTCCGCCTTCGCGGCATCGAGCATCAACGCGGCGACCCGGTCGAACCGCTTCAGGTCGTTCCAGTCGATCGGGAACGGCGCGAGGTCGACGGCATGGCTGTAGCCGTCCGGACGCGGATAATGCTTCGACGCCAGCGGATTGCCGAGCCACGTCACCTTGCCGGCGCGCGGCGCGGCATAGTTCACCGGCACCTTGGCAGCCTTGCACTCCGCCTCGGTCCGGCCCTTGCCGTAATTTACGTAGCACTGCTCTTTCGTGCGCACGCCTTCCAGCACGGTGAAGTCGTCTCGCGCGTCCGCCATCGCTGCGGCGCGCTTCACAACGCGGACCAGATCGGGATGCACGCCAGCGAGCCGCGCCAGCGACCGCTGGCCCAGTAGGATTGCCATTTCTGTTCCTTTCGGAGATGCCGCCCGACGGGCGGGGGTGGCTATTCGGGCTTCGCGCCCGTCATCTGCGCGGCGACCTGCCGAGCCAGCACCAGCACGAACCGCATCGTCGCGAAGCCCATCCAGCCGGCGCTGATGCCCGCGACCAGCACGGACCAGACCGGCCAGTGGAAATGGATGGCGGCGGCACCCGCGATCGAGCCGAACGCCGGCAGAAGCGAGCACATGACGAACAGGTCACGCCACGTGACGGGCTTGCCCGCCTCGATCTTTTGCCCGACCCGCAGCACCTGCCCGGCGAAGACAGCGAACGCGGCCAGCAGATACGCCTTCCACTCGTTCACAGCGTCACCAGCCCAATCCCGAGGCCGCTGAAGATCAGCGCCCCCGATACGAGGAAGCTCGCGGTCCGCCGTTGCGACGTGGCAGCATGAATGAACGCCATGCCGGTAATCGACATGACCGCAGCGAGGCAGTCGGTGACCACGTCGAAGGCTTCCCACGATGCGGGCGATTTCGTCAGCAGCTTCATCACGTCGCCAGTGCAGCCAGCCGCGAAGCCGAACCCGATCAGGATCGAGCCGGCGAACAGCAGTGTGCCGCTCCACGGGGTTGTGATCGCCCGGTTCAGGTCTAGATGCAGCTGGTCGATCGAATGGACGAACTGCTTCCGGCAGAAGCGCGCATCGTCTTTGGTCGCACGAGCCAGCCGATAGACTGATCGCACGACCGGCAACAGCCAGTGGATTGCCGCCACGGCGAAGCGGATGCCGAACAGCATCATCGCCCAGATTGCCACGACGCTGGCGACGTGCCCGAGCGGGGTCACAGGGACGCGCACCAGCGCGCCCGGAAAGGCGGTGTCATAACGGCAGTCCTTTCGAGCTTGGTCAGTCGAGCACCGCAGGCGTATCGCCGATCAGCCGCAGATACTGTGCACCGGCACCAGCAACATTGGGATGGAGACTGTCCCCGGTCAGCAGCGCGCTGTTCGGGGTCGTGCCGTCGCCGTTGACCGTCAGTGCCCGGTCCCAGCGCCAGACGGATATATCGCTCTGTCCTGCCGCCAGCGCGTCGATCATGACATTGAACGCCGCCACATCTTTGCCCGGCACCGGATGCAGTCGCGTCAGGACGATCCGGGCACCCACACGCCGCGCCAGATCGATCATGCTGCGAATATTCCATCGCGCATCGGCGATGGGCACGTTCAGCAGCACGTCGTTGACGCCGACCGCGATCACCACGACCCGCGGACGTGATGCCACGACCTCGCTCCACGCCGCGAACAGGGCGCCCAGCGAGGTACCGCCGGGCTGCGCCGAGCGCAGGACCGTCACGTCCTCGGCTTGCAGGCGACCGGGCCAGCCTTGGGCACGAGTCATGTAGACCTGCTTCGTGATGCTGTCGCCGATCACCACCGCTTGCGGCGACGGACCATCGTGCAGCACCTCGATCGCCTTGATGCGCGCAGTGCCGGCGACGAAAGCGAAGCCCAGCGCCCCGTTCTGGAACCCTTCGGCCGTATCGACCCCCGCAAACGACGGATCGCCGGACGTCAGCACCGGGCTGCGCGCGCTGGTCGTCAGGTCGGTCAGGACAGCTGAATGCACCGTGCCGTCGAGCGACCATTCCAGCAGGTAGCTGCGGCCGGACGTAATCGCGAAGCCGAGTTCCACCGATGCAGTATCGCCGGGATCGCCATCAGACCCATCGCCAATACCTGCCCTCGCCTTGATCCGCAGCCGATTGGCGACCCCGTCGATCTCGACTGCGCTGTTCGAATTGCGCGCGTCGAGGAATTGCGCGTTCGCGGGCGCGCCGGTCAGGACGGCAAGCCGCGTCCCGGCCGCCGTTACGTCGATCCAGATACGGGTGACGCGGGTGTCAGTCCGGACATAACGATGGGTATAGACCCGCGTCGCCCAGCCCCGGGGCACGCTGCTGCCGATGCTGAGACCGGTCACTGCGTAGACGATGGCGGGATCAACATCGAACCCGCGCGGCGGCAGTGCGCTATCGATCGTCTCGCGCCACAGCAGCGAACGTCGGCGCTTCGTGTCGATCGGCGCAACGGGCAGTGACGACACCGACACCTCGGCACCCATCGCGATCGTGATGCCGCGGTAATAGGTGGAACCCAGCCAGCAGTTACCGACGCCGCTGAACGCCACGACATTCAGCGCCTGCTCGATCCCGATCAGCCAGCCCGCCTCGGCAGGGAAGGCGTCGAAGTCACCACCTGCGTCGAACGAGACTGCGCCGGCACCGGTGGCATAGACCGCTGCCGATCGCCGTGCCGTGATCGCGCCGTCTGCGCCGCGCTCACCGACATGGAAGGTGATCCAGCCCGCACGGGTCGCCTGCGCATAGAGGCGGGTGACCAACCCACCCTGAACCAGCGGCCATTCATTCCACCAGATGCCCGCCGCCGTCGCACCGGTCGTCGCGCTGACCATGCCCTCCGGCGCGCCGACTGTGATGCGGCGGGCTTGCTTGCCGAGCGACAGGATATCCGCGTCCGACACCGTCAGGCCACGCCGATCCGCCGCCAGCCAGCGCACCGCCGCCGTCCCGCCGGACGCGAAGTTCGACCACGGCCCGGAGCCGTCACGGAAATAGCCGTTAGCCTGTGGGAAGCCGGGGTCGCCACTGGTGACGCCCTTGCCTTGGAGGAAAGCGAAGGTGGTCGGATTATCCCCGGCCAGCATCGTGACCAGCAGCAGGTACAGACGCGTCGGGTCGACGGCCACGCCGTTGACGAAGTCGAGGACGATGTGGTTCGCGGTGCCGTCGCGCGCGAAGTCCGCCGGCAGCGGCCGGGTCTCGGCGAAGTGCAGCGTATCACCGGGCAGGCCAGCCCCATCATTCGCGGCGCCCGATAGCGGACGGCTGTAGAGGGCGATCCGCACCGCCGACGCATTGGCGACGCGGGTCGACAGCCACGTTTCGATACCGTTGAGGCCGGCGATCTGCGAGCCGCGCGCTGTGGCCGTCAGGCCAGAGAAATTGCCGGCGAGGAAGTCGTTTGCGACCGGTTCACGGGACAGCAGCGCGGTACGCGACGAGATGGTGGTCCGCAGGATCGGCGGGACCGCGGCCGTCGTGACGGCGGCGGCTTCGGCTGCGGTTGCGGCATCTGCGGTCGCCTGGTCAACGATCGACCCGATCAGGTCAGCCCCGTCGATCACCAGCGTCGTGACGTCGTCGCCCGCGATCGTCAGCGTTGATCCCTGCGAGGGCATGCGCGCTTCCTGCGCGCCGAACGCTACGGCCCTCTGCGCGGGTGCGTCATTGCTGTCGAGTGCGTGTGCAAGCACGAAAACCCGGCCGACGATACGCGTCCGGCCGCCGATTGCCAGGACCCATTGCATCGTTGCTGCGTCGCCGATTTCGCCCTGGTACGGCAGGCCGATCCGGGTGGCCTTGTTCAGCCGCAGACGGACGTCATTGATGAAGCGGCCATCGACGAAGTCGACCCCGGCCAAGCGGATGCCTTCGGCATTCGCCACCGTCACCAGATCGAGCGCGACCGCAGGATTACCGGGAGTGTCACGCTCGAGCCGGATCTGCGCACGCATGCCGACGCCGGTCAGATCTGGACCGATGACGCGCAGCGGATATTCGTACACGTCGTCGTTCCGCCAGATCGACAGATCCAGCGTGGCAGTCGTCGCCATCGGCATTCTCCGGATGTCAGTTGAAGCGCCGGACCCGGCACTGGATCGAATACTTCGCGCCAATCGCCAGAAGCGGAGCAGTTACGCCGACGCTGAGGCTGTTCGGACCCGCCACTGCAACGTCATGGGTGGCGTAGCCAGCCGGGATCGAGATGGGGCTGACAGCAATATCGTCCCCGGGCTTCACACCCCATGTCTCCGGCGTCGCCACGATCAGGCGCCGAGTGCCCGCGCTGATCGCCACCAAGGCCGCCGCCTCGGTCAGCGTTACCGTGCCCAGCAGCGTCGTGGCGGGTGGCCCTACCAGCGAAGCCAGCCACTGGGTCAGCGTGCCGCCGTATCCGGCCTCTCGCGCAAGCTGATAGGCGGACTTCCCGTCTGCGCCGACCAGAGTTGTCAGCCATTGCGTCGCGGTACCGCCATATCCAGCCGCTCGAGCGACCTCGTAGGCGGACAGCCCGTTCTGACCGTCGCGGGGAGCAGGCAGGGTGAAGTCGAGCGTGGCGGCGGTGTCAGTGCCGCTGTTCGCGACCTTCGGTGCCGATCCGACCGGTCCAGCCGCCACCGCACCGACCCGAACGGTCGCCGCTTTCCCGCGCAAGGCGTCGTTCTGGGAAGGGTCGCTGACCATCAACACGGAGAAGGGCTGGCCCGACGGCATCACGCCACGCGACAGCAGCACAAGCAGCGGCTCGTCGTAATCCGGCGGCGTCAGCGAGGCGTGAAGCTTTACGTTTCCGTCGCCGGGATAGGAGAATCGTAGATAGATGCGCTGAAGCCGCGGCGTGGTCTCTTTCATAGCTCATTCGCGTCCGCGCGCTTGTTGTGGCTCAGCCACCAATGACCGTCGTCGCCGATCAGGACATACGTTGCCGCGGCTGCAACGGTCAGTGCGACCACCTTGCCGTCACCGGCAGGCTGACCGATCGTTTCCGAGCGGACCCAGCCGCGATCCCACCAGAGGTGCGACGGCGAGGTCAATGGGCGACCAGCAACGGCACAGAGCGGGCTGGGGAACGTGCGCGCCATGGTGACCTGATAGGCACCCCATGCCGCCGATCCTGCCTCGGCCTCGCGCTGCGCCCACACCCACATGCCCGCCTCGATCCGACCGGCCTCGATTGTGCTACCCGGACCGGTGCGCGTGGCGTTCGCCAGCAGGATGCGCGCGGTAATGATCGGGCATCCGCCGCCGCCATACCCACCGCCACCATCGCCGGCGGGCGGGGTCGGCGTTGACGGGAAAGTGCCATCGGCATTCGCGGTCGTCCACTCGCGGATGATGACGTACCGGGTCGATCCGGCCTCGGTCAGCGCCGGCGAAGAAACGGCGACGAACTGCTCTGCCTGCAAGTCCCACAGGACCATGTAGGTAGAGGCCGGCGTCAGTCCGCCAATCGTCTGCGCGGGAAGGTTCAGCGTCCTGCCGTCGTCGATCGTCGCGTCGAACGCCTGAATGCTGATCGTCGTATCGTCGCTGTTGACCGGATACGCGACGGTCTGGCGAATGATGAGATAGGCGGCGCGGGCGGTGCCGAAGCTGCCGGTCGTCACAGGCCCGAGAATGAGACGGTCGCTGGCCAGTCCGCGTACGCGGTAGCGGATTCCGACCTCGTACTGCGTGCCCGGCGTGACGCCCGTGAACTCCTTTCGACGAACCGCCGGTCCCTCAAGCCCACCCCCAAACCAGCCAGCATCGGCGTCTTGCCCTGCGACGTAGACGCGGGCTTCGAATAGAACTGCCTCTACATTTCCACGCGGGGCTTCGCCTGTTGCCACGATAGCAGGAATTGAGACGCCGTTATTGGCGAGCGTCGCGCCAGCGACTGACCAGTCGGCGGTGGATGGCGCGGACAGGTCCGGGGTTGCGTTCGATAGATCCGGAGTAGGGGGCGGGTTGCCTGTCTGGCTCAGGGCATAGGCATGCTTCCCGGCCGTTTCGGTGCGGCAGGTGAAGGTGACGCCCATACTGGCCATGTCGAGCTCGCCTGTGCGGATCACGACATCGCGGTCGATCAGGTTTGCCTCTGGAATATCGAGCGTGATGCAGTCGCCAGGGCGGTACCCGCAGGCATATATCTTGGCCGGAATGACAATGCCGTCGATCTCGCGCTGATCGAACAGCCAGTACAGTGCCAGCTGCGCCCCGTGGGTCGCATTCTGCACCAACGGGAACACGTCAGCTTTCGGGCGCGGCGCGCCATCGGCAGCGATGTATTCGTCGATCTTGACGGCATCGAGCGGCGCGACTTCCCAGTTGTGCGATTCCAACCGCACGCTCGGGATGAAGGTGTTGCGGCGCTTCCGGCGCGACGAAGCGGACGGCGCGTCGATCGTCCCTGCTACATCGGCGCTGGTAATCGTGCCGATCGACACGCGGGGCGCGCTGTAGGTGCAGGTCAGCATACCGCCGACGTTGAGGAACTCGCCCCCGCCAGCCTGCGCGAGCATCTGCAGGATGTCCCAGCTGTTGTCGGCGCTGGCATAGACCTGACCTCCGGCCTTCCATCCATTGGCGTCGCAGACGTTCGCGGCGGCCACGATCGTCGCGACATCGATGCCGCTGACCTTCGTGCCGCCGCCCGCCATCAGGTAGCCGTTCTGGAAATAGCCCAGCGCGAACGTCAGGCCGATGATCCACGGACATTCGCTGTAGACGTGGGTCGCAGGGTCGTCGCGTCGGCACGAGCCACTGCCGCCGGGATAGGTGCTGTCCAGCCGCGGGTCCCAAGCGAACACGCCCTCCACGATCCGGCCGCGCTCCGGCACCCCATTCGGGAATTTCTTGCCCTTGCTGTCGAAATCGAGCGTCCACAGATCGGCAGCCAGCCCAGAAAGCTTCGACGTCGAATACCAGCCGGGGAAGTCGCCGTTCGGACCTTGCAGCGCACGCGCTTCCGGACATGCCCCCAACTGGGTGTCAAGCCACATATTGCCGGCATAGCTGCCGATCGCCGCGCCGAGCGCGTTGAACGATACTGGCGCCTTGTCGATCAGCAGCGGGCCGATGCTCTTGACCGGGCCCAGCGACAGCACCGTCACCCAGCTTTCGCGCTGATTGCGCATGCGCGAACCGGGATCGTCGTAATACTGGCGGTGGATCACGTTCCCGCCGGCGTAGGTGCGGCCGAACACGATCGGAATGCCAGCCTCCTTGTCGATCTTGAACTTGGTCGCGTTGCCTCCGACCGTGCCTTTCGGGGCTGTGGCGACAGCGGCAAGCGACAGCGCGGCGCCAGCGGCGCTGGCGGCGGACGCCACCGTTGCCGCAGTTGCCGCGATCGAGGCCGACGTCGCAGCGCCAGCGGCAGCGGCAGCACTACCTGCCGACGCGCCGATCAGGCCCGCGCCAGCCGCCGCGCCCACGCCGGTCGCAATTAGGGCAGCGGCGCCGATGATGAGGGCAGCGGTGCGGAAGCTCCTCGACATCAGACCCTCCACGCACCAAGGAACATGATCGGCTGAAGAACGTCCGCGCCGGGAAGGTCCTGATGGTAGCCAATGGTGCGGCCGTTCCCCACCGCGACGTGCAGCGCGCCATCGAATGGGCCTTCCCCCGGCACCATGATGATATCGCAGGGGAGGGCGGCGGCGGGCGGGATGCGGGGCAGGCCCAGCGCGTCGAGCGCATCCGCCAGCGTCTCGAACCCGGCCTTTTGCAGCGCCCGATGCGCCCCGAGCAGCGACGTGTACGATCCCCCGCGTCCCAATCCGGGACGGTGTCCGCGCTGGCGCAGGACGAAGGCGGCGAGCCGTACGCAGTCGAACTTGCCGGGCTTGAACGGCTGCGAGCGGAACCGGGCCAGCGCGGCTTGCGCGATGTCGCGACGCTGTTCGAGGTCGGTGCTCACAGCTGCTGCGCCAGATAGGCCGACCCGCCGCCGCCACCGGAGCCGTAGGTGACGCCTGATGGTACCTTCTCGACACCCCAATAGGACGTCTTGTCGATGCCGGTCATATTGGCGAGGCCGGCTTCCCCCGGCCATACCATGCGGTGCCAGGCATCCGACAATCGGGCGCCCTGCTCCTGATCGTGGAAAACCTCGAGCGCCGAATAGCACCGTAACTCGACGGTCCGCTGACCTTTGCCGACCTTCAGTCGCCCGAAATCGATCTCGCCCTCGAACACCTGCTTCGGCTCCGCGATCAGCTGGCCATTCTGCCGGTTGATCGCGCCGATCCATCCGCGAACGCGCGACCCTTGCGTGTTGGCAGCGGTGAGGTCGCCGACCGCCGCTTCGCTCGGCGGTGCAAACGTCAGCTGCCAGTCCGGGGCTTCGTTGCCGACACCGTCGCGGATGTTGCTCGCTGCAACCAGCACACCGAACCGATCGTCGCGCCCGCGATAGACGTCATCGCCCCACATCACCTCGCCGGCGCCAACCAACTGCGTGATCGTGTGGTCCGGCAGATCGATACGGATCAGCGGCGCAATCGGGTGTTCGCCCGAGCGTAGCGCTGCCGCCAGCTGAGGGGACAGGCGGAAGCTCATTCCCGCTCCGTGATCGAGAAGCTGTAGGGGTCGGTCCGGTTGCGCGCGAACGCTGCGCCGCGGTCGATGCCTTTCAACTGGCCCTCGATCTGCGGCGCGACGAAGTCGATCCGGTCGCCGTCATTCGTCAGCACGCGCAGCATGGGCCAAATGGGCACGATGACCTTGCCGTCCGCGCTGGTGGCGGGGGAGCCGGGTCCGGCGACCATGTGAAGATACCGGCGTCCGCCGTGGATCAGGTTGAACAAATCGCCCCGGCGAAAGAACAGGCCTGGCACGCTGCCCTTGATCGCGATCGTCATGCCCGCCTGCCCGGCACCGTCGACAGCGATTGACGATGGATAGGCGCGGGCTTGGTTGGGCAGTCGTACCGGGAACCGCGCGCTGCCGTTCGATGCCTCGAACAGCGCGGCCATCAGCTGCCGGCCAGCCGGGTCATTGCGTAGGCGATCGGTCGTGACGTCCAGCGCGAACCGATCACCGAGGCGGGGCAGGGGGAGGACGGGGTTGCCCAAATCGCCGCCCTGCTCACCGCTGAAGAGAACCGGGCGCAGTGTCAGGTTCTTCACCCGGTAATAGGGTACATCGACGATGCTCATCCCCACCGCCCGCTGCCGAGCCGCCGCGCGCCGGCTTCCATGCTTTCGCTTTCCGCCATGGCCGCGCCGCCGGCCGCGCCCTGCGTCGCAGCCACCGTCATCGCGTCCGCTACCCACCCGCGGACCTCGTCAGCGAGGACGGCGCGGTCGGCATAGACGTTCACCGTCGGCCCGGCAGTGCGGCGATTGTCGTTGCTGCCGAACAGGCGGCGGGTCTCACCTGCGGTCATCACGCGTGATCCGCGCGGCGCCTCGATTATTTCGCGCCCGTGCTCACCGGCCAGCATCATGCCCCCCGACCAGTGCTCGGTGCCGGTGGCGTTGCCCGGCGGGCCGATGAACCCCTGCGACCCGCCAGTCGCCGCAGCAGCGCCCGCGCCACCGAACAAGCGACCGAGGCTGCCGATGACGCTCGAGATCGTCGCGTTGTTCTCACCGAACAGCATGTTGCGGATCGGGTTGAGCAAGGCGAGCTTGACGAACTCGGCTTTGAGCATGTCGAGCACGCGTTTGCCGCCCTGACCCCAGTCTTCCCATGTCGAAGGCGATAGGACAGTATCGACCAGGTCGCCGCCGATACCGCGGATCGTCTCCCATGCCGCCCGCTGGCGCTCGATCTGCGAGGCGATACCGTCGAGCGCGCGCTGGTTGGCGAGGATGACCTGCCCTTGCTCGCTTTCTACGTCGATGCCGAGGCGGGTCATGTCGATCATCAACTGGACCTTGGACAGCGTTGCCCGGCGGACGTTGTCGTTGGCCGCGACGACCGACAGTTCGCCTTCAGCAAGCGCGATCGCTTCGCGCTGGCCGCCGATCAGTTCGGCGATCGCGTCGGCGCGGCGTTTCGCTTCGTCCGCAGCCGCTTCGGCGATGCGCTTGCGATCGGCTTCGATCCGGTCGATTTCGCGCTGCTCTGCGCCCGCGCCCGCGTTAATCCCGTCGATACCGATCCGACCGCCGAGGCTGGACGCGCGGGCGCGCTGGAACTCGTCACGCGCACCGACGCGCAGTGAATCAGCATTGGCCGGTTTCAGGCGATCGATCTCGGCTAGCGTCTTGCGGTACCGGTCAGCGGCGGCGGCAAGCGGGTCATACCGACCGGTGAGAGCTTCAAGCGCCGAGGCGTCGGCCTGCGCGCGGCGGGCGGCGTCGCTGAACTCGTCGAGCGCCAGCTTTCCTTTCTTCCACGCGACGTGAAAGTGGTCGCTATGCCCCTTGTCGCCTGGCCCCAACAGTTCAGCAATCTCGATACCGCGCGATTCGAAAAGCGCGCGGACGTCCGCCTTCGTCATCGACCCCATTCCGCCCTTGGGCACGAAGTCGACCGCCTGATTGCGATAATGGTAGCTGTTCGCAACGTGCTTGCCTCCGGTCGTGCTGGTTACGTGCACGCCGGGGATCGCCCCACGAAGCATTTTCGCGACGGAGGCTGCAGTTGCAGTGTCGGGGTCACGGGTACTGCGGCCCGCATTACGTGCCGCGTCCTGCGCTGCGTCGAGTGCCCGCTTCTCACGAGCGACCCCCGCCTCGAACTCCTTCAAAGAGATGACGCCCTTGGCCCGCTCCTGCCGCAGTTTGCCTAGGGCAGCCTCGTAACGCTCTGTTGCCGCCGTACCGGCATCCAACGACGAAATGACCTGACGCTCAGCGATCGCCGTCTCGGCATTGCGGACGGCCGTCTGCGTTTCGAGCGCCGCCTTCGCCAAATCCTGATAGCGCTGCGTCTTCTTGGCAAGGTTCTGCACCGCCGCCTGATATGCCGCCTGCGCCGATCCGGTTTCGTCGGTGCCGGTTGCCGACGCAGCCTCAGCGGCACGGCGGGCTTTCTCAAGCTCGCGCCTCGCCTTGGTGACGTCTTCGAGCGCCTGGAATACCCCGGTCGCCTCACGTGTGAGGGATGCGCGGGAATCGTTGAGCCGCCCGGAGTCGACCTGCTGCTGCGTCATCCGCTCGCGGGCAAGCTCGGCGTTCAGCGCCTTCTGCTTCTCGATCACGCCGTCGAGCGACTTGCCGTAAATATCCTTTGCCATCGCCGCCTTGGCGGTTTCGGCGGCATCCTCCTTCATTTTTTTCACGAGATCGTCGGTCGTCTTCTCGGTTTCGAGCAGTTTTCCGATCAGGGGCAACAGCGCCGCTGCCGCAACGGTCATCCCGATGCCCCACGGGCCGCCCATGAAAGCCGCGACGCCAGCCATCTTCCCGCCCAGGCCTGACACCGCACTCGCCGCCTGCGGAAACTGTTGCGCAAATGCCACCAGAGCCGACTGCCCGCTGCCGACCTGTACGGCAAAGTCCTGCAGCTGGAACCCAATATTCTGAAGTGCGGCTCGGTGGGCGCCGCTCGACTGGCCGCCGCGCAGATGCGCCGACGACACTTGATCCAAAGCGGCCTGCTCAACGCGGAGCTTCGTAACGTAGTCGTCGAGCGACAGTACGCCCGCGCTGACCAGCCCGCGCGCCTCGGCCATTTCCGCATTGAATCGGTCCTGTGCCGCCGCGATCGGGTCGATTGCCAGCACCAAGGCGCGAGCACGTGCCTCCATTTGCTCATAGGCGGCATTGAAGATCGCTGCCGACGCTTGCGCCGACTTGCCCGGACCATCGCTATTGCCGGCGAACCGCTCGACATTACGTGGCGTGATCGCGCCATAGGCCATCTCGAGCTTGGCGATGTTGTTGGCGTGCCGCTGCGCCATCTGCTCGACGTCCTGACCGGACCTCTCGACCGATCGCGCCAAACGCTTCATCGACGCATCGCCGTGGGCGGCAACCTCGTCGAACATGCGCTTCACTTCCGGGGCGCCCTCACCACCGAGGCGCAGGGCGACGTTACGCGTGGTCATTCGTCCGTCCCCCCTTCGTCGTCAGGCAGGTAGCGCCGGATGATCGCCGCTTCGGCTTCGGGCAGCACGTCGGCGAGCAGTTCGGCATCGGTTTGCAGCGCCGCACCGATCGTCATGATCGCGCCAGCGTCGAGCCCGAACGGTCGACCCATGCCGCCGACGCGCAACTGGCGGTCGAACCGCGTCAGGACGTGCCAGACGCCTTCGGCTTCGTCCGTTTCGAGCGTTTGCGCGCGGTAGGGACAGGCTTCGCATCGCCCGGCGCGCTCGGATTCGCAGGAATGCTGGCAGTACCGCTCACCGGCGTCGCCACCTCCCCAGTGCCACTCGGCGAGGCGGCGGAGCCGTTTTTTTCCCGTTCCCGGGTGGCGTAGGGCAGCACATAGACTGCGTCGACCGCGTCGAAATAGACCGGGTCGCTGAGCAAGTCGGCGAGCGCTTCGCGGCTGAATGGCAGGGGCTCGAACACCCCGCCCTCGGCCGCCTGAACCGCACCGCGCCAGTCGCGCGCACCCTCCAAGATCATGGCGTGGCTCAGCGCGTCGCCAAGATCCTCGAGCATGGTGGCGGTGTCGTTCGGATCGCCGGTCGGCTCCGGTCCGTGTTCGTCGCGGCCAAGATTTTCCAGCGCAACGCGGCGAGCGCGACGCACCAGCGCGCGGTCGATCGGCGCGAACAGGATCGCGCCGCCGATCACGTTCCGCCATTCCTCCCCGACCTGCGGCTTGTGGACGACGAACATCAGTACCCCGAGACGTCGTTCTTAAGGATCGCCGTGACGACGATGCCGTCCACGCTGGATGCGGCGAAGTCGACGCTCTGCTGGATGCCGGCCGGCCCCTCGATCGGCCGCTTTACGCGCGGGAAGAACACGCGCGGCGCCCGGAAGATCAGCGAGGTTTCGCTATCGATCTGCCAGCCGAACTCGATCGCCCGCGCCTGCTTGTCGACGCCAGCCGCCACGAGCGGGCTGGCGAGGTCGCGCAGGACCAGCGATCCGGTGAACGCCGGCATGCCGGGATCGACATCCTCGATCTCGCCATCGGGCTGGATGGTTTCCACCTTGTCGAGCGCGTTGCTGTAGGTGAACTGGGCCGACGCCACGCCGCCAACGACGTCACTGCCCTGCTTGATGGCACCACGCGCCTGCGCGAAGCGCTGAATGCTGTCATAGGTGTCCGGCGTTCCCGCGCGCGATGCGTTGGCAACCGGAGTCTCCCCCTTGCCGATCAACGCCAGCGTCGCGTTCAGCAGGCCAGAGCGCTGCATGCCGATCTGCATCGTGTTGCCGCGCATGCCATAGTTCGTCGAATAGCTGGGCACGGTCGGCAGGCCGACCTCGATCGACATCGACGGCAGTTCGGGCGCGCCTGACAGGTATTCGTGAACATAGGCGCCGGTCGTGCCGGTGGTAGCCGGATCGCCGAACATCAGCTTCAGCCAGATACCGATGGCGCGGGTGTCGACCGGAACGACCAGGTTGCCGTCGTTGACGACGACGTCCTCGGTCGGGTCGAACGGGGCACGGCCCTGACCGAGCAGGTCGCTCTCGATCCAGCCCTGCGTCGCGCCCAACTGGTGTGACACGAACGGCTGTCGGAAGAAGCCACTCGCCGGCTGCTGGCCATAGCCGCTCTCGAACGCACAATTCAGCAGCGCATCCGCGCCACGCGCGCGCTTGGTCGGGGTCACCGCCATTGTCGGTCTCCTATGGGAAGGTCAGGAAAGGGGGGAGGCGGTGACGTACGACGCCACCACGAAGAACTCGGCGCTGCGGCCCACGACCGCGCCATTTTCGGTGAACTCGCCTTCGGTCGTCGGCGCGGTCGGTTCGCACCAGTCGCAACGACCGCCAAGGGTCCGGTCGCCGTTGATCGCGTCACTGATCCGGTCGAAAGTCTCGACGAAGCCGTCCTCGCCGACATCGCCGAACAGCATGAGGGCAACCGGGATGCCGTGGTCGTAATTATAGGCAAGCGGGCTCAGGTCGACCTGCGGCTCGCCGGGGTCTCCGGTCGCGATCAGCATGCGTCCGGCGGCGCGCGGTCGGGTCGGCGCGGCCTCGCTGCCGTCGAGCCCGATCACTTCGACCTGCATATCGGTCAGTGCGTTGGCGAACAGGTCGCGCAGGGCGAACAGGACATTGGTCCGCTTGCTCATGTCGCCCCCATCCGCCGTGCGAACTCGGCTGCATAATTATCGGCCCAGCGCTGCACGGCCGCGTCGAGATCGAACAGCTTGGGCAGGCGGACGGCGGGGACGAGCACGAACATGAGGATCGGTTCGACCTCTCGCCCCTTGGTGACCCGCCCCTTCGTCGCCGATCGAAAGCCGCGGCGGTTCTTGGCGCGCACGACATTCAGGAAGGCCAGCACCCGGCCGCGCTTGCCGCGCCGATAGAACAGGTCCTGGTTAAAGCTGTGCTCGACCTCGGCGGGGGTCATCTTGCCGCCGCGCTTCGGTCCATCGTCGAACACGCGGCGGCGGGTGTTGGGGACGGCATCGGTCGGGATCGCAAGGTACCGCTTCCCGTTGCGCGGTACGATCGTCGCGCCGCGGGCAAAACCGTCAATGATCGCCGGGGCGTTCGACCAGATATAGCCGGTGGGCGTCATACTGCGCCGCTTTTCCGGGTAGACACGGTCGCGCCAAGTATTCGCCAGCCGCTGCGACATGCCAGCGCCGGTCACCTGCCGCCGAAGGTCGAGCAGCGCTTTGTGGGTCGTGCCGCGCATTGCTTCGGTCGCGGCAACGGAAATATCAGCCTCAACATCGCGCAATGCGTCGCGAATGCCGGGCAGGTCGATGCTGATAAGCATCAGCCGATCAGTTCAACAGCGCAGGTCCATTCGAGACCTTCTAGGTCGATCCGGGGGGTCCCGACGACACGCAACTGCTCGCCGGTCTCGATGCCGAACAGGTCGCCCGTGATCGGGATGGCGATTTCGCTGACGCGAACGAGAATTTGACCCGAGCGCGCGACCGCCGCCGTGTCGCCGAACCCGATATCCTCGTCAGCCATGGAGCGGATGACCCGGATCGGATCGGGCAGGAAGTCTCCGCCGGCCGGGCGGAAAGCCGCCGCCATGGAGCCCGGCGCATGATATTGTGCGTCGAGCGCCATGGCGAACGGGTCCACGTTACCCGACCCGCCCGGTCAGCAGCACGCGGCCGACCGCATCGGCCGATGCCTGTGCCTGGGTCGCAGCGCCGATCATCGTGTTGCCGCTGGCGCTGGTGGTGACGCGGAAGTTGGTGTTGTCCCAATAGACCAGCTGCCCTTGGGTCCACGCTTCGCCCGTCGCTTTCGCCAGATCGAACACCTCGACTCGCCGAGCTTCGACCGGGCGACCGACGGCCGCATCGGCGAGGGCGACGGCGAAGATCGCGCCGACGAGCATGCCGGCACCGGCCGCCACGGTGCGCGGGGCGATGAGGGTGAGGGTCTTGCCCTCCGTCACATAGTTGCGAGCCATATCGGCTTACTCCTTGTCTGCGGCGGCCTTGCGGCGCGACTGCTTGGGTTCGGGGGCGTCGGCTTCGGCCACCTGCGGTGCGACCTCGACCTGATGGGGGTTTTCGGGGGCGGCAGGCGCTTCACTCCCACCGGGGGCGGCGATGGTTTCGACCGGCGTCGCCTTGTCCTGCTTGGCGGTGAAATCGTCGCTCACGTCGGTGGCAACGCCATCGGCTACGAGCTTTTCGGCTTCTGCATCTTCGACATGCAGCGCGCCTTCGTGCGGATGGCGCAGATTGCCGCCGACATAGGCGGAGGTGAGGAGGCTCACGAACTTCATGGTAGGTACTCCGAAGCGAGGGGGCGGGGGTCGCCCCCTCATGGTCGGCGAGCCGGACGGTTACGCGCCCGGCTGCTTGTAGGCGCAGCGCCAGTTCACGGCGCCGACGCCGTAATCGTGACGAACCTTCCATTCGACGCCGTCGGTGCGCCAGCCGTCCTGACTGTCGGTGAACGGCTCGGTCACGCCGTTCAGGAACACGACCTCGATCGCCGGTGCGACGCTGGGATCGGCGAATGCGTAGTACGCGTTGCCGGTCAGGCGCTTGCTGGCGACGATGTCGGCGAACAGGCCCTTCACGATATTCGGCTTCTGCAGCTTGGACACCGCGTCTGGGTCATATTCCGACTGGTTGATCGTTACCGCTGCACCGCGCAGGCCACGCGGGACCAGCAGGGTGTTCGGGGCGATCTCGAGGAACTCGTTCCCGGACAGGTCCTTTTGCGACGCCATCGCGACGTCGATCGCGTCGAACGCGGCCATCGATGGTGCCACGCCGGCGGCAGCAAGGTTGCCGTGCTGTGCGGAGAACAGCGCGAAGCCGTCGTTCATCAGCGGGTTGCTGTTCAGCAGGGCATAAACATCGATCTCGATCGTCAGCTTGGCGGCGCGACCGAGGTCGACGGCGAGGCCGGAGAAGATGTCCATATCGTCGTTCACGATCATCTGACGCGACAGATTGATCATGTTGCCGACGGTCTTCGCCTGGATCAGCTCCTTCGCCAGATCGGGGATCGGCTTGTCCTTGAACTCGCCAGCCTCGTTTACGGTGTCGAGCGCGCCGAACGTGCCGCGCAGGTACCGGGTGTGCAGCCGGAAGTCCGTGACGGTGCCGGTGCCAGCGAACCGCGACCACGTGTCGGGCGTGGTGGCATAGGCCGCCTGCAACGTCTTGTGGATCGCGTTCTCGAACAGGATCGGGAAGTCGCTGGTCGTTTGCGTGATCACCGCGCCTTGCGACGTCATGGCCTGCCGGACGATCGCGTCCGGATCGCGCATGCCGCGGGTCGATACGCCGGCGTTCTCGAGCGCTTCGCGCGCAAGGTCGACGTTGCGGACGCCACGGAACTCGCCCGGATCGATCTTGACGGTATCGCCCTTCAGCGCTGCGGCCTTTTCGACGAGGTGCGCGACGCCCGCCTTGACGAGCAGCCAGTTGGTCGCGCCTTCGCGAAACTTGTCGCGCTGGTCGACGGTGACGCGCGCCGGGCTGTTGTGCCCGACGTTGGCGGCGTCGCCGGCCTCGGCAAGCTTGTCGAGGATCTGCTCGCGCGCAACGGCGAGGGTGGTGTCGCTGTCGACCAGCCCGTTGATGAAGTCGGCCGACATCTTGTGCTTGTCGCCCAGCGCACGGATTCCGGCGACGCGCGAGCGCTCGGCGGCAACGGCGTTCTGCACGTCGGCGGTAGTCAGCGCCACGGTCGAAGTCTCGGTCGTCGCGGTCTGGGTCAAGGCAAGCGCACCGGTTTTCGGCAGCGCGTCCTGCGCGTCGAGTGCGATGGCCGACTTGCGGATCTTGTCGATCTCTTCCTGCTTGCCGCCGTCCTTCTGGAAAGCGGAGATAGCGGCGACCAGGGCCGCACGGGTCGTGTAGAGGTCCATGGTTTTCTCCTGTGGACGGTGAGGAGCGGCAGCGGCCGCCTTTGGCTTGCCGATCATCGCCATGGCGGAGATGCGCGGGCTCTCCGGGGCCTTGCGGAACCCGAATGCGGTTACGTCGCAGGCCGCGGCGCTGGACGCCTCGGTCACCGACGTGACAAACTTCTGCTCGAGCGCCTGTTCGCTGGTCAGCCAGGTCTCAGCGTCGAGCATGGGAATGAGGTCTTCGGCGCTGATGCCGGTTTGACCCGAATAAATGCGGACCAACTGGTCGCGGATAACGTCGAGCTTGTCGGCCGCGGCGCGAAGTTCGCGCGCATCGCCGATGGCGACGTCCCAAGGGTTGTGAATCATCATCAGCGCATTGTCGGCCATGATGATCTCGTCACCGACCATGGCGATGACCGACGCCATTGATGCCGCCAAACCGTCGATATGGATGGTAACCTTGCGTCCCGCCGCCTTCGCTGCCGCCAAGGCGTTGAAGATCGCGAGCCCTTCCATGACGTAGCCGCCCGGAGAGTTGATCCGAACGGTCAAATCGTCGTCGCTGCCTGCGATCAGACCGAACAGCGTCTTTGCGTCGAGGCCGTCCCATTCGTCGCCCACGATCCCGTAGATCAGAATATCGGTCATCTCAGGTTTCCTTGGGCGCGGCTTGCGGCTCGGCAGGGTTGCCGACGGCGGTCACCCGGCGCGGATCGCAGTCGAAGATGAGCCCGAGCTCATCGAGTTTGGCGAAGTCGGCCTTCGCTTCGGCGAGGAAGGTGTCAGGGTCTTCGCCGCGCTCGCGCGCCCATTGCGAAATCGTCTTGCCGCCGGCGCGGATCGCATCGCGGCTCGATTTGACCTCGTCCGACGGGTTGATCATCTCGCGACCGGGCGGCGTCCAGCGGACCGTAACGCCGGCGATGTCCTCGCCGACCATCGCGAGTGCATCGAGCATCCACTGGCCGACGGCGCCGCAGAATTGCGGGATGAACATGGCCCACTGCCAGGTCGCCAGCGAGCGCTGATATTCGAGCCAGCCCATGCGCCCGGACGAGAAGTTGACGTTCGAAAGGTCGCCGGTCAGCGCTTCATATGGGACGCCGAGACCAGCCGCGATCGCGCGGAGTGACACTTTCGTATAGTCCGCATACCCGTCAACGCCCGGCGGGGTGGAGAACGTCACTTCCTCACCGGGACGACCATACTGGAACGTGCCGGGCTCGATAAAATCGAGCGGCTCGCGATCGACCGGCGCGTCCCCGCCCTCGGTCTGGATGCCGGGGATCGCCCCACCATCGTCTTCACCAGCGACGAACCCGACGAACGCCGACGCGAGCTTCTGACGCGTCAGCTGTGCGTCCTCGAAATCCGCAAAGTCCTTCATCCGCAGGACGATCGGCGCCAACCACGTCGCACCGTGTTCCATCTCCGGGCGGTCCGCCCGGAAGACGTGCGCGACGTCGGCGGCAGGAATCAGGGTCGAGCCGAGCGACGATGTGCGGCCTGCGCCGGGGTGGCCATTGTAGAGCCAGTACCCCTCCCGTGCGCCGATCGGGCTGAACTGGACACCATGCACGACGAAGCCGCCATTGGCGCCGGGCGCACTGGCGAGGGGGCCATCCTTAGATGGGTCAAGATAGTCCGGCTCGAGCACCTGCAACTGAACCGGCAGCGGCAACCCGTCTGACGATCGACGCCAGCGACGCCGCATGACCACCGCGCCACTTTCGACAATGGTCCGCGCCGCCTGCAACTGCAGCCCGTACAGGTCGTGCCGGCCGCCGCTGTCGCAGTTGGTCGTATCGAAGTGCGCTCGAGCCTTCTTGTTCAGCGCATCGTCGATCTTGCCGTTGCGGTAGACCTGAAACGTGATGCCGGTGCCGACCATGTTATTCGAGATGGTCGCGACACCGCGGGCGGCGAATGGGTTGTTGCGAACGAGGTCGCGCGCGATGCCGCGCAGCGCTGCCATGACCGCCGGGGTCAGTTCGCCGTTGGCGTCCCGTTGCGTCCGCCGCCAGCCGGCGGCCCGACGCCCGAACGTCGCACCGTCATATTCCGCGCGCGGCCCGCCGCGAGCGATGCGCTTGCGTGCCGGTGGCACCGCGCGCGGGGTGGCGGCCGGCCGCCCGAGCAGCCGGTCGAGTAAGGTCCGCTTCGCCATCAGTTACAGGCCGCTGCGGTAATAGGGGACGCGGTGGCGAACGATGCCGCCAAGCGCACGAGTCTGCATCTTCAGTTGTGCTTCGACGACCTTGATCGCCGCAGCGACAGCATCGACCGACTGGAATGTCGTCTCGCGACCATCGGCGAAGCGAACCTTCTGCGGCCCGGTCGCCACCGCCACCAGCGACGCATGCAACTTGTCGAGGTCGGTTTGCTGGTAAGGCATGCCTACCTCCGCCGGTTGGTGAATGGGTTCGCTCGCTTCGGCGGCGCCAAAGCCTTATTCGCGGTTCGCGTGTCCGCCTGTGCCGAAGTTGGCGCGGGCCGATCGTCAGGGAGTTGCTTGGGCGGCGGCACGGCGGGGGCAGGGGGCGTGAACTCGCCGCGCGCCTTCTGCCAGTCCACCTCGCGCCACCGATCAACCCCAAGTGAGAACGCGATCGCGCGAGCATATACCGCGTTGTCGAGCGCCTCGTTGCGGTCTCGAACCTTGTGCCACTCGCGCCGGAATCCGCCGTTGCGAAGCCGAATGATCCGCAACTCTTCGGCGACCAGCTGCTTGATCCATTCGTCGGTCGTGCCGTCCGGCAGATAGACGTAGCCGTCCGGATACGGCTCGCCGTCGACCGGCTTGTCCTTTTCGAGGTCGCCGAACAATTCCAGCTTGAGCATGGACGTGCCGACGTTCCACAGCCGAACGCCACGCTTCAGCTTCCGACCGTTGACGGTGACGTCCTGCCAGCTCGGCGCGCCAATGGGCTGGTTGGCGGCGATCGCGTGCCGCCCCTTGACCGCCATCGCGAAGCCCGGGTGCCGCCGCGCCCAGGCATAGACCTCCATCGTATTCTCGCCGTCGCCCGAGTCTATGGCGACGCGCGCCAGTCGCATGGACCGGCCGTCTTCCGACACCCATGTCCTCGCGACCTGCTCATCCAGCTTCTTCCAGGTCGCCTTCTCGGAGATCGGTCCGAATACCTCGATTCGCTCGACGAACTCTCTGCGGCGGTCGCTCCCGAACGCCCAGATATCGAGATCGATACGCCCGCCGCCGCCGCGCTGGACGTCGGCAGCACCGATCAGAAGGCCAGCCTTTGCTGAAGGCGTTCCGATCCGCATCGCCTTCTCCCGGCGATCATACAGGCGCTGCCATTCCGGCGCTTCGCCGCGTTCGGCCCATGCCTCGCCGAGGACCTGGTTGACGAAGGTGCGAAGCAGGTTGGGGTCCTTGCGGACCTCCATGAACTCGCGCGCGATCTCGAGCCATGCGGCACCCGGGTGCTGACTGTACGCCGCCCAGATATGAAACGATCGGTGCCGCGGGAACGCGACGGGATTGTGCGCCCGCCATTCCCCGGCTTCATCCATGGCCGCTTTGTCGTCTTCGGCGATATCGCAGCCATTGACGCACCGATACCATGCGCGGGTCGGGTTATCGGTCGGTGCCCACCGGATGCCCGGCCCTGTGCCGTCACCGAACACCATTTGCTGCATCTCGCCGCAATGCGGGCAGGGGACGTACCGATATTCCTGACTTCCCTGCTCGAACAGGGTGTCGATTCGACTGAAGCCTTTAACCTTCGGCGTCGACCCGGCAGCGCTGAAACGGCGCGGCGAGGTCAGATTGCGCTTGAACGCCAGGCGGGCGGGGTCGCCTTCCTCCTTCGTCGCCCACGGATAGCCATCGCATTCCTCAAGCAGCACGTCGTCGGCAGTGACGCGCCGGAACTCCTTCGGGCTGTTCGCGCCCTTGATCTGAATCCAGCCGCCCTTGTAGCGCTTGGCCCTGATCTGGTTGTCGGCGTGCCGGGGCTTGAAGGTCGCAACCGTGCGAACGACCGGCCATTGCAACACCGGATCGAGATCGTCGCGACTGAACTTCTCCGCGTCGTCGATCGTCGGCTGGTAGAACAGCTGCCGCCGGGGGTCGTGTTTGATCGCCCAGGCAACGAAGCATTGCAGGATCGTCGAATAGCCGATGCGGCTGCTCTTTCGACACGACACCTGCTGCGTGTTCAAGTCGGTGAAGGCGTCCGCCATATCCGACTGGAACGGGAACGGGCGGATGCGCTGACCGTCATCGGTACGCGCATGCTCCGCCATGAACTTCGAAAGCGGCGGCCGCTCGCGCGGCTTGCACGCCGCGAACCATGACCGCGATAGCGTGACGCCGTGCGCGCCAAGGGCGCGGTAGGTCTCAGGCTCCCTCGGTTTCGGCGGCCTCTTCTTCATCAAGACCCCCGCCGCGCGCTTCCTCGATCCGCGTCATGCTCAGGTCAGTGAGGACGTTGTTGATCTCGGTGTCGATCCGCGCGCGAAGCTTGACGTCGGCACCGGCGACGCGCGCGCCGACCTGCTGCAACTGGGCGACGATCATGATGATGACGCCCGCGCCGGCAGCCATCATGTCGGGGAGCGAGGCGAGCTCGCGGCGACGCTCGGCGTTGTCCATCGCCTTCGCGTCAGCCTGCTCTTTCGCCAGCCGCGCCTGCTCCTGCTCCTTATCGAGCGTGCCAGCTTCATGCTCCTGTTCGTATTTTCGCGTACGGATCGCGACGAACGCTTCGACATACTCGTCGGCGGTGGCACCGGGGCGCGGCATGTCGCCAGCCTGCATCCGGTCGCGAACCCAGCTGTCCGACATGCCGACCAGCCATGCGACGTCGGCGCGGGTGAGGGTGACAGACGCAATGTCCAAAACTGCCGCCTCCCCATACTCGAAAACGGCGGAAATCAGCCACAAACTCTGTCAAGGCGGCGGCACCCATAGGGAATTTCGTGCCTAGACGGTTTCTGCGCCTTTGCCCCCCTCATTACCCAGAAGGCCGGGAAGGACCCACGAGGGGGCATCATCCCATCATATGGGACGGTCCGGGGCAGGTCGGCGGCGTTCCACGATGTGGGATGGAGGTAGTGTCGGCGTTCAACCCCTTGCCGGCGTCCATGACGCCACGGCCCGCTGACCGGATTGCGCAACGTGCGAGGGGAGGCTTCGCACCCGCCGCCGTGGTCGGGTGTCAAGGCGCGGGCGGTGGATTTCAGGTAGCCTTACGGACAAGCACCGGCGCATACCGGTACCGTGGGGCGGGCTGGCAGTGGCACACGAAGTCCAAGATCATCAGCCCACGATGGCCGCTCAGGCGGCGCGTGTTGATGGAGAACATACCGCGACCGGAACCAGTTGCCAAGCCTCGATTGTCCATTCCCTCGAACCGCCGAACCCGACGACATATGACCGGCCGTTCCCACTGACGATCGTCCCGACCATGCCCGCGAACGCGGGTGCGTCGGTGACGGTCACCGCATCACCGGCGGCTATCGCCTTCACCTCGGTACGCAGCGCCTTGCGTCGGGCCTGCTCGGTGCGAAGCTGTTCGATGCGCTTGGCCCGCGCCTCGCCCGCATCTCTTGCCGCCACCTGCGCCTCATAGACGCGGAGCGCCCGCGCTTCCTCAGCGCGCAGGGAGGATAGGGTAGCGTCGCCGATCTCCGGCACTCGACCACCTAACTGCAGGATATGGAAGCCGGGCAGATTGCTGGTGGGGAGGGAATGAGCCCGCCACAGATTATCCAGCTGCCCAGCACGGACGAACACAAAGGTCGGTACGATCGGCGCAGCGCGCTCGCTCGCCGGCTTCCGCTTGGTCGCCGCGATCAGCGACAGCGCGCGCGGCGTCCAAGCGTCGAACCCGGCCTCGCACAGCGCAATCGCCAATGGCACCGTCTTTGCGCCGCTCGTCCGCAGGATGCACCACCGATCGACCATATCGCTCCGCCTTCCGATCCCCCGAACCATCTTTACGCTGCCTTCTCGTCTGGAACATAGGCGGAACGATCGCTGTCGACCACCGTGCCGCGCGCCTCGCCGATCTGCTCCGGCGTCAGCCACCCACGCGCGACGCCGATCCGGCACAGCGCGTCGGGCATGGCCGCGATCGTCGCGAGCGACAGCGCCACCGGCCCCGTGTCCTCATCCTCGCCGGCTGGGGCAGGGAGCGCGGCAAGGCTGTCGCGCAGCTTGGCGATGCGAGTGGCGGCCATGACGCGCGACGCCATGATCTTCGCCGCCTCTTCCCGGATCACGCCGTCCACCTCGTTATGGAAACGCATCGGCCGCCGCAGCGCCGCCTTCGTCGCGCGCACCACTACCTCGCCGGCCAGATCGTCCAAGCTGGCCTGCATCGCGCGCACCCAAGCGCCGGACTGATCGGCGCTGCCGTTCGGAGACAGCTTCAGGTACAGCAGCGCCAGCCCGTCGCCGAGCGCGGTCGTGAACTTGCCGTCCAAGTTCGGCTCGCTGCGCGACCGGCCGTCCGGCTCGGTTTCCGACAGCGGGCGGGGAGCGCGGCGAAGGATCCGCTCGATTTCCGCCAGGTCGGTCGCGTCACAGTCCGCCATCACCTGGTCCGGATTCCACACCGCGCTGCATGCGAGATTGGCGGCGTGCTTCCACCGGTCCGCTCGGTCGGTCCTGACGATGTCGTTGGCCATTGCGGAGCACTCCTTCGATGAAACTGACGGGGTCGATCGCGCCTTCGCGCTGGGCGGTGCCGAGGGCGGCGATGACCGTCTCGGGACCATAGGCCTGCCGCCACTTGCCGAGCATCTGACGGGCCTTCGCCTCGGGGATCATGGCGACACCGAGCAAGGCGACGCCGCTGTCGAACATAACCTTCACCGGGTCGGGCATGGGCTGGGCGGCGGCAAGCCGGATCACGTTTCCGGGCGGCGGCGGCGCGTCGGCGCCGGAAGCGTCAGCTTCCGAAATAGAATCTCTCTGTCCCTGTCCCTGTCCCTGTCTCTTGGAGGCATTGTCACCAGTGACATTTTCGTCTGTCACTGGTGACACAACGGTATTGTCACGAGTGACCGCATCGTCACCGCTGAGGGACAGATAGGGAACAGACGATGGGTGCTCATCCGATACCCATTCGGCGAACGCCCGCTTCGCCTCAGCAAGGCCGCCGCGCACCGCGCGCTGCTTGATGCGGGCGCATTCGGTGCGGTGCCGCTGACGCAGCTTGCTTTCCCAGGCGGCATTGGCCTGCTCCGCGACGACCGGGTGATAGAGGCGACCGTCGGCGCAGGCGACGAACCCACGCAGCGCGTCCGCCTTATGCTTGCGCCATGTCCTCGTGTCGCGCCCTAAGCCGCACAGCTTGGTCAGCACCGCGTCATTGTCGGGCAGCGACGCGGCTGGCAGTTGGTGCCACGCCGCCGCCCACAGCAGCACCGCATACCAGCATCCCTCGGGGTCGCCCTCGGCGGCGAGGTCGCTGTCGCGCAGCCGCGCAACGTGCAGCGGCATGAACGGGAAGTCCTGAAGGTCCGCCTCGGGCGCGACCATGGGGGGCGGGGGGCTCATGATTCTATGACCTCGATGTCGGGATAGCAGGCGCGGAACAGCGCCTTGCGCAGCGGCCAGTCGCGCACGCGCATGCCCTTGGTGTCTTCCACCACCGCACGGTCGTCGTTGACGCGCCGGTAGCGCCAGTCGGGCGTGTAGACCGCGCGCCGGCCGTTATCGTGGACCAGCGGGCGTCCGTTGATCTCGAAGAAGAAGCGCGGGCCGACCTCGAGCTCGTCAATCTCGCCCGCGCGCTGAAGGATATGCAGGTCAGCGCACCGCTTCGCCTCTCGGCGCGACGGGTGCGGCTTCGTGCAGAAGCCGCACAGCGCTGCCTTCGCGCCGTATTTATGAGCGACTGGTCGCTTCATGAGCCGCATGCTCCACCACAGTGTAGATCGAAACCAAGCTGGTTCGGATGCACGCGGACGGACAGATCGGCGTCTTCCAGCGGGACGCCAGAGAAGTGCATGAACTGCTGAGCATCGGGGCTGCTGCCGCGTGTGCGGATGGCGCGATCATCCGCAATCGTCATTGCCCATTCTTCGGGGTCGTTGTCGCGAAGGTCCCGCCAGTCGTCGTTGGTCTGAAACGGACAACCCCGGCACCGGCTCTTTACTGCCCGCTGCTGACGCTCTGCTAGCCATCGTTTGCAGGCTTCGCGGCTCATATCGGCTTCGATGAGTGGGTGCCGGTTCCGGATGTAGGCAACCCCAGACGGCGCCATACGATGCGACTCGTCGGTCGAAATACCGACCCACTGCTCGACTGAGTCCGGGGCGATGTAGCCGCGTGGACCAACGCCGAGGATGTCCCGCACCTTCTGTTTGATCGGAATGATCTTGTAGCGGCTGGTGCACTGCCGCTTGCCTATCGTCAGCTTCCCGTCGCCGCGGCGAACATGGAACGGCACGGCGAACCGGTCTTCGGGTTCCTCGCCCTCAATAGCCGCTGCACGAAGGTCGCCGCGCGTGATCGTGTGAAGCGGGAAGGGCCGCAGCGGCCGGATGCGCTCAATATGCTCCATGACCCGCTTTGGCTCCCAGCGGGTGTCGGCGAAGATGGCGCAGTCGGGCATGGGCCCGACGTCGCCCCGTGCCGCAGCAAGCAGCAAGGTCGTCGACTGCACGCCCATGCCGGCCGCGACGAACCGCAGGACTGGATTGGAGAGCGGTGCCGACAGTGTCGGCCACAGGTTCGGCCACGGGGTCATGCCGCCGTACTCACAACAGCAGCCCCTGCGCTGGCGGATCGATCGTCAGCAAATCGGACAGCATCGCCCGCTGCTGCGTCAGCCAGCAGTCCATGCAGCCGCACCCATGCGAGGGCTGCGGCGAGTGGCACGACCCCATTGCCGCAGTGTCGAAGCCGCTCAATCCTTCCGGCCACCCCATCAGCCACTCGACAAACAGCGGGTTCAAGCGACGGCGCTGCGGCGATGATAGATGGCCATCGGCTGTCGGCTGGTCCGGGAGCGAAGGTCGGAAGGTTGTAGCGACGCGCTCGAGCGGGCGGCCCTTCTTGCCCCACAATTCCTCGTCCGTTTTCTGCGCATGACCGGATCGATGATCCCGCGACATTGGGGTCGGCCAAGTCTTGGCTTGATGCTCCAACCCAAGCTGGACCTTCGTCCCGTCCTCGCGCGTGAGCGTCCGCCCCTTGGCAATCGCATGGGATGCTGTCCGCCCCCCGTTTGGGACATTCGGCGTCATCCAATGCGTCGCCTGATCGTCGAGCGTCACCATCTGACCGCGCTCTTCCCGGTAGGCAGGCGACATCGGTCCATGATCCGCCATCGTCGCGTTCGGCGTTCGCCAGTGAGCAATCTCGTGGTGAAGGCTGATGCCCTTCCGCGCGCCATGCTTTGCTGCATCGATCGTCATTTGCCGAAGGTGCGCTCCGTCCCGGCTCGCATCGATCGCCGCTGGCGTTGGCCAGTCGATCCCAACCGGAAACGGGCGATCGGATTGCCAAGAGGAAGAACCGCTCGCGGCGGTGGCTCGCTCCGGCCTCGGCCGCGCTGAATATTCCGCACGCAACGCGGCAGCCCAGCCGCTCCAATGCCGGGACGGCGGCGGCGATCTGTCCTGCGAGGTTCCCGACGACGTTCTCGCGGAAGAACACAGCAGCCCCGCTTTCGTCGAACACCTCGATCGCGCGGTCGAGCAGCCATCGGTCGTCGGCGGCACCGAGCCGCTTTCCGGCGACGCTGTTCCCTTGGCAGGGATCGCCCGACAGGACGCAATCCACTGCGCCGCGCCATGCTCCAGCGTCGAAGGTTCGCAGGTCAGGCCAGACAGCAGCCGGATGAAGCCGCCCCGCTTCCATGCTCGCGACCAGGCTTGCGGCTGCTGAAGCTTCCCTCTCCACGAGAGCGACACAGCGCGCGTCGGGTCGGGCAATTCGGACGCCGAGGTCGAGCCCTCCGACGCCGGCGCACACACTGATGGTACGAAAAGCCATGTCACTGCGCCGCCTCGCGCATCCGGTTCGCCAGCGCGGCGATCTCGCCGGCCCGCTTTTCGAGCGCGGTCGCGGCCAGCGTCAGGTCGCTATCCATCACGCCGCGGCTGACACTCAGCTTGTGCTGTAGGGCGCGGATGCCGATGCCCAGCGCGTCGGCAAGCTGCTGTTGCTTCAGGTGCCCGGCCGCGTGCTCGAGCATGACGATGCGGGCGAGCCGCGCGCCAGCCGTGCTGTTCGTATTTTCCCGAACAGGTGGCGTGGTGGGGGCAGGCGCAGGCTTGGCGACGGCTTTCCGGCCGCTGTTCGCCTTTTTACGAACGGTCATGCTGTCACCTGCTTCGCGGCGAGCGCGCGGCCCTGCGCGATCCATTCGGTCAGCCGCAGGCCGGCGTTGTTGTCCTCGCTAATTTCGGTGGCCAGCAACCGGTTAAGGGCGTCAGCCGCTTTCGCACGGTCGCCGCACTCGATCGCGCAGGCGAGGTCGACGACATCGCTCTTGTCGATCATGAACTCGAAGCACTCGATCATGCCGCCTTGTCCTTTGCCGGAGCCGCCTCGCGGGGCAGGTACGGCGCGACCAGCGCGCGGACCTCTCCACCAGCCGCGAGCGCGATTGTGGTCGTTTCGAGCGCACCGCCCATGCGCCATTCGATCTCGGAGCCGCCGAACAGCAGCAGCGCGTCGCGGACCGGCTTCAGCGCGAAGGTGATCGCCATCGGCGCGCCCGACCATTCGCCGAACAGTGCGACGGTGCCCTGGTCGCGGCCGCCCTCGCTCTTGGCATAGGCTTCGCAGGTGGCGCCGAGCCGCAGTTCGAAGTCGCCATGCTTCGGGTCCGACACCGTCGTCGCGAGCTCGAGCGCGGACAGCAGGTCATCGGCATGGGCGCGCAGTGTGTTTGGCCGGGGGCGCTCGAACTCGCGGTCACCGGACGCCGCGCCGCCATCAAGGATCGCCGACGACAGCAGCACGTCACCGCACTGGAACGCGATCGACCGGTCGCTGGTGCGGATCTCGACGTCGGCGCTCTCGCCATCGAACAGGGCAAGGAACATCCGCGCGGTATCGACCGGCACGATGATGTTCGCACCAGCCGCGCCGCCAGCCTGCCGCTCGTGGATGCGGCCGTGCTGCGTGGCGAAGAACCGGAACGCGCCCGGCTCGCCGCGCATGTGGACGCCGCCTTGCTCGACCGGTCCGCCATCCTTGGGCACCGCCACCGTCGCCTCGAAGCCCGCGCGCAGTTCGAGCAGGTCCGCCGTCATGGGGATTCCCAGATCGCGCAGCGGCGGATAGGCGTTCAGCGGCGCGGAACGGAGCGACGCTCGCAGGCGGGCCGACGTGAATAGCGCATCCTCGCCCTCGACGCGCAGGTCGACGCGATCACCGGTCAGCTTCGACACCCACGAATGCAGCGTGCCGAGCGGCACTAGCGCGGACGCATCACCCTCGCAGGGGATCGCCACCGTGATCTGCCGATCGAAGTTCGCAGAGCGGAGCGTCGCGCTGCCGTTGCTGGCGATGATCTCGACCATCGGCGGACCTGCGCGCCAGCGCGTCTCGTATGTGCCGTCGCTCTTCTTCTCCTGATACGTCGTCCAGCGCGGCGGGGCCCAGCCCTTCACCTTGCCGGCGATCGCGAGCGCGTCGGACAGGGCCGCGCGGTCGAAGCGTACATGCGTCATGCTGCTGCTCCTTGGGTGAGGGGTAGGGGCGGCTGGTGCTCCATCACGTCCAGCAGCCCGCCGCGGTCGGCGGCGAGGCGGCGCTCGGCGATCGCCGCATATTCGGGGTTCAGTTCGATCAGCACCGCGCTGCGCTGCATCCGGTCGGCGACCAGCCCGGTCGTGCCCGCGCCGCCGAACGGGTCGAGCACGATCCCGCCGATTGGGCAGCCGGCGAGCAGACACGGGGCGACCAGCGCGGGCGGGAAGGTGGCGAAGTGCGCCTCGCTGAACGGTGCGGTCGCGATCGACCACACCTCGGGCGGGACGATCGGCGAAAGGTCGGGCTCGTAATTTCGGAGCAGACGACCGTTACCGCACTGCTCGGTCCGCGACATCGCGTCCCAGCGATCGTTCAAACCGGCATGCCGACGCGAATGACCGCGTTGCTTGTCGACGATGTTGCCGACCGTCGTGCGCTTGCGAACGCCATCGCCATCGCTGCCCGGGTAGCCGTTGCTGTTCTCGCCAGCCGACGGCATCCGCACCGCCACGGCGTCGTAATGGCTCTTAGCCGACTTCGTCAGCAGGAACACCTTCTCGTGCGCGGTCGACGGCCGATAACGACCGCTGCTGTCGGGCATGGGGTTCGGCTTGCCCCAGACGATCTCGGACCGGACCCACCAGCCGGCATCCTGCAACGCGATCGCCAGCCGGTTTGGGATCATGCACAGATCCTTCGGCTTCAGGCCGCCGCCGATCGTGCTGAACGGCTTGTCGCGGAAGGTTCGGTCGTCGTGGCCCGCTGCCTTCGTGTCCGCCGCGCTGCGCCCGTTGGGCTTGGTCGCGTAGCAGTCGCCGTAGTTCAACCACAGCGTGCCCTCGGGCTTCAGCACCCGCCGCACGGCGTCGAACACCCGGACCATGACGTCGAGATGCTCGGCCAGCGTAGGCTCGAGCCCGATCTGCCCAGCAACGCCATAGTCGCGCAGGCCCCAATAGGGCGGGGAGGTGACGCAACAGTCGATCGAGTCCGCCGGCAGTTCCGCCAGCCGATCGAATACGTCGCCGATGAGGATCGAGACGGGCATCAGTATGCCTGCGCTTTCTCGCGCTCGGCGCGGATGCGCTGGCGCGTCATGGCGTTGGCGACGCGCTGCCCAGCCTCGGCGCGGTCGCGCTCCCGCTGTTCCAGCACCATCTGCTCGCGCTCGGCGGCGGTGTAGCCCGCCGGCTTCAGTTCGCGGTACATGCCGCGGTACTCGTCAGGGATATGCGCCAGCTTCGTGGCGCTGATCGCGCGGCCGGCGCGGGCGCGGACCTCGGGCGATCGGGTCGCTTCCAGATTGCGCAGTCCATTCGCCCGACCTGCCGCGGCCCGCTTCTCGCGCTCGCCGGGCTGCTCCATCAGGCGCGCCGTACCAGCACGCGAGAGCGCGATATGCGCGTCGCGGTACGACGGATCGGCGAACCGCCGGCGCATCGTCGCCGACTTCGCCGCGCGGCTAACCGGGTCGCTATTGTAGATGGCGTTCGCGTGCGTGCGGCAGCGGGTCGCGTTGTAGCTGACGCGGCACCCGCAATCCGGGCAGGTCTTGCTGTTGGCGCACCCTTGGCAGACGCCGGATCGGTTGCTCGCGGCCAGCCGGGCGCCGCACTGACACTGGCGGGCATGGTGCGGCGGACGCAGGTTATCGCTCGCGGAAGCAGCCCCAGCCGCGCCCGCGCCATTCGTGGCGGTCATGGTCGTATCCTTCGGCCAGCGGCGGCTGGCGGTTAGAGCCTCAGTTCTCTTCCGTGAGATCGCTCAGCACGGCGGTTACGGTGCGCGCACGCGCCCGAAGGCTCGCCCGCTCGATATGATTGATGACGCCGTCCGACCGGGCGACGCAGATCTCGGCGACCAGCCCGGACGCCAGCGCGGCGGCCTCGTCCCAGCAGGCGTCCGTCTGCTGCACATCGACCAGCCGCATACCAGCCGGCTCGGACAGCATGTTGATCGCCTCACGGGGCAGGAACTTGGCCAGCGCCAACACCGTGTGGAACGGCATGGCCGCGCCGGCGGCATAGCTCTTGAGCGTGCTGGTCGGGATGCCGCTTGCTCGCGACAGCGCCGCGCGGCTGGTGAACACCCCGTCGCCGACGAACATCGCGAACATCGTGATCTGCCGTTCAGCGATATCGCACCCGAAACGACTATCAGCGGACATGATGACGCACCTCGGTTTCGGTACCACCCTGCATATGAGCAGGGGGCAGATCATTGGCGGGAACGGGCGCGACGACGCGGGAGGCTGGCGCCAGGGGGGAAACGCCATGGGCCGTCGCGCCCGTCTTCGGGGCGTCATGCCCACGAAGCTCGCAATTGGTGTTGAGGCAGCTGCGCACCTCGGGATGCCAGGCGCTCACGCCGCAGCGGTTGCAGGCGCTCATGCTGCCTGCCCTCCACCGGAGGCGTTGGTGACGCCCCCGGCTTCGGCTATCGTCGTGTTACCACACATCGACGAAGAGGTTTTACGTGACCGAGCCGACCACGCGCGAACTGCAAGAAGAAATCCGCCTGCTGCGATCAGCAGTGACGCAGCTGACCGCACTGACGCAGGGAATGTACCATCAGATGGTGCGTCACGATCTCGTGCCGATACCGGAGTTTTCTCGCTGGGCAGGCGACCTGCGTTTGGCGGTGCTCGATGAAGAGGCTCGGAAGATATGGGAGGGCGCGCGCGGCACGCTTGCGGCTGAGCTTCAGACGGCTGCGGAGCGCCAGCACCCGGAGTGAGACCCCACGGGCGCGTCGGGTAAATTTGGGCGTGACGCCGCTCGGCAATGCGCGCCCATTCCCGACGGTATCGGCCGCCGATGATAGCGGCCACCATTTCGCCGATGCGGGCGTCGATCTCAACCGACTGCTCGGCGGTGAAGGGAAGGGCGGGGTCGCGTGGACTGGCTCGCAAGTCGCGAAAGGCTTGGCCAATCATCTCGGCGACGATCGCGCGGACCTCGTCGGCATGTTCGGGGGTGAGCACGCTCATGCTGCGACTTTCTCGGCTTGCGCCGGGATTAGATCGCCGGGCTGCAGTTCAATTCCGAGGCGCTCTGCTGCTCCGACGACTTCCCGCTGCCGCTGCGCTGGAATCACTTGTCGGTCCCACCATCCTTGCACGGTCGTGTGCGATTTATGACCCAGCTTCTGGGCCATGGGGCGGATGCCGCCGAAGCGAGTTATTACCGAGCGGATCGTCATGCATCATATGTACGTTATGACCGTACGTACGTCAATGATGAAAACGTACCTGATCAATGCGATGCCGTACGCATGCAGGACAAAACAATCGGGACAACGCTCCGCGAACTCCGACAGCGCGCGTCGCTGTCATTGGAGCAGGTTGCCAAGGGAGCGGGGTATCGCGGTCGATCATCGATCCAGCAATACTTCCACTCTGATTATAATCCCGACCGCTTGGACGCAGTTGTAGCGGAAAAGTTGTGCAAGGCGTTCGTGGGAAAGGGTGACCCGGCAATAGCGCGCAGCGAGATTATGGCGCTTGTCGGCCTAGCGGTGCCGACAGAAGTTATTCACATAGATCAGGAAATGCCCACGCTTCGTGGGGCTCCACGCGATTTGCCGGTCTACGGCACGGTCTTGGGTGCTGATTTGGACTTTGCCGCACTGAGCGACGAAACCGTTGCCATCGAGCAGACGCTTGTTTCGATGATGGAGACAATCACATATGTTCGGCGCCCACCGGCGATGAGCGAGATGAGGCAAGCATATGCGCTCTTTGTGGTCGGTTCATCTATGGAGCCGAGATACGGCCCTGGTGATCCGGTGTTCGTTGATCCTGTTCGGCCGCCTGCGATTGGGGATGACGTTGTCGTCCAGTTGATCGACCGAGACGCCGATGGAGAAGGGCGCGTTGTCTGCGCCCTTATCAAGACTCTGCGCCGGCGGTCGGGTAGTTACCTTGAGCTCGAGCAGTACGAACCGCGCCTGACGTTCCGAGTGCCGGCGAGCCGCGTTGCCCACCTCCACCGAATCATCTCCATGAAGGAAGCGTTTTTCGGGTAGTACGTTTCTAAGGTACATTCTTGTTGACCGCCGTACGGTTACGACGTACATAGCTTCAACGGCCACCCCGGCCGGTGGAGCCAGCAGTGTTGCACACCCCCATCATTCCAGCCGGTGACGTCGACCCCGACATCACGCAGGCAATCCGAGATTTCCGCAGCGTAGCTGCCCGCATCCGCGACCTGAGCGGGCGGGCGATAGCGCTTCCCGCCGGCGACAAGGTACGCAAGGCGCACGAGGCGCAGATCGCCGCCGATATGGATCTGTTTCGCGCCCGCGCCGAACGGATCGGCGGTGGCTGGACCGAGCAGTCGCTGCTGATCGCCGTACAGGCCGATACCGACGCGCGCGCCCGCCGGGTCCGCCACCCGCAATATGCGACCGAGCGGACCTATGCCGATCGCGTCCAGCAGGCGATGGCACGGGAGGCGACGGCGAAAACCGCGCTCGACGCCGCGCAGTTGGAGGTCGAAGCGGCAACCAGCGAGCGCGAGGCGGCCGAGCACGCGTCGCGGCAGTTCGACGCGCGGAGGCGGCGGGCATGAAACGGGACAATCTCGATCCGCGCTGGGACCGCAGCATGCGAGAAATGGACGAACTGCAGCGTCGTCGCGAGGCGCAGTTTGACCGGTTCGTGCGGTGGATGATCCCGGTAGTCATAACGATCGTAATAGTTGCGATCGCAGTCGGGTCCGGCATTGCCCGGCTGCTTTGGACGGTGCAACCGTGATGCGGCGCCTTCCCGGCGGCGCGCGCGACGCGCTGTTCGACATCGGCATGACCGTGGTCGTCATTCTGGGCATCCTGACCACGGCAGCGTTGGTCTGGTTCTCGGCCGACTGCATCTTCACGGCGCTGTCCTCGTGACCGCGCGCACGGTCCGCGTCAGCGGCGCGATGGCGCGCGCCGCCACCGTCACCGTCGATGACGCACCGGCGCAGGCGACGCGCGGCGACGGTGGGCGTGGCGACGCGCTGGTCGCGGTCGGCATCTGGATCGACGAGCGGCTTGAACGTGCGCTGGTCCCGTTCGGGGCGTTCGCGGTCGTCTATTTCGTCGGCCATGTCGCGCTGTCGTGGGCGAGGGGGATGCTATGAAGCTGTCGCCCCGATCCCGCGCAGTCCTGCACACCCGGGCGCTGAGCAAGCCGCCAATGGGCCGCCAGCCCGAGGTCTGCCACATCATCCCGAGCAAGCCGAACCCTTGGTACGGCGGCATCGTGGAGGGCGACCCGCTGACGGTGCAGCAGCGCTGGGCGATGACGAAGCGGGGCATGCCCGCCGACGTGGAGACGATCACCGTCCGCCGCTTGGCCTGCCTGATCCGCGAGGTCTACGCGGGTAGCAACGCGCCGCGCCCCTACTACGAATTTCAGTGCCCGGTGCAGAGCCGTCAGAAGGACGGCCGCATCTACGTCATCTCCCCCTCGGGCGACCGCAAGCTCGTCCAAGCCGATGGATGGATCCGCTGATGGCCTCCGATACGATCCTGACCGTCCTGCAGCATTCGCTCGGCGTCGACCAGTACGGGCGCGGCAACCAGTATCGCGATCACTTCGTCTGTGGCGAAGGTCATGACAGCTACGCTGCGTGCTGTGCGGCGGTGGCGCAAGGATTGATGACCCGCCGGGAAAGCGCGTTGTTCGGTGACAATGGATCGCTGTTCCGCGTCACCGATGCGGGGCGAGCATGGATGGCGGCGAACAGTCCGGCGCCGCCGAAGCTGACCCGGTCGCAGCAGCGGTACCAGCGGTATCTCGACGCCGACACTTCCCTGACCTTCCGCGAATGGCTCGATTACGACCGCCCCGAGCCGTCGACCGCGCACTGTCGCGCCGTTGCCATGATGGCGGCGCTCGACCCGAGTGAGATACCCTTCTGATGGCTGACGCCGGAGACTTTGCTGCCGTGCTCGAACAGCAGCACCTTGAACGCAGCCTCGCCGCCGCGCGCCAGCCGGTGCCGGTGGGCGAGCCGGGCGAATGCGATCGCTGCGGCGACGACAGCCTGCGCCTGATCAGTGGCTGGTGCGCGCCGTGCCGCGACGCCGAGCCGCGCCGCGTGAGGCGGGTCTGATGCCCGTCCAGCATCGGAGCGTAGAGGTGGCGCCCGGCCACCGCCTGCTGGTCCGCCGTGCGCGCGGCGCCACCGACCAGCCGGGCTGCATCATGGTGCGGACACGCACGCTGCCGCCGTTCGCGCTGGCGGTCGAGAAATGGAACGCAGGGGAGATCTGCAATGGGTGACACCGCATTCCCGGCATGGAAGCCGGACGTCGTAATCTATCACGATCACTGCGCCGACGGCTTTGCCGCCGCCTGGGCGTGCTGGACGCTGTGGCGCGACGACTGCGTCTACATCCCGGCCAGCTACGGCCAGCCGGCGCCCGACGTCAGCGGCGCGAACGTCCTGATGGTCGACTTCAGCTACAAGCGGCCGGCAATGGACGCGATCGCGAACAGCGCGCGCTCGGTTGTGGTGCTCGACCATCACAAGACGGCCGAGCAGGAACTGGCGCCCTTCCGGTTCCACGAGAGCCGGCCCGGCGCAATAAAGCCTGCCGATGTTCCCGGCATGCTCCGCGATCTGGCAGAGCTCAACCAACCAGCCGTCATCGCTATCTTTGACATGGAACGGTCGGGCGCGCGGATGGCGTGGGACTTCTGCCATGGCTGCAATCCTTCGATGGTGCCGCTGTTAATTGATTACGTTGAAGATCGGGATCTTTGGCGCTTCCGCTATCCAGAAACTAAGCCGTTTTCGCTTTGGCTGAGAACCGAGCCATTCACGTTTAATCGGTTCTCCGCAGTTGCCACCGACCTCACAGACGACCTTGCGTGGTGCGCGATCATGGCGGAAGCGCGAGCGATGCGGCGGTTCTCCGACGCCAAGGTTGACGAGATCGCGGCGTTCGCGCGGAAAGAGGCGCTGGCAGGGCTCGAACCCATGGTCGTCAGCTGCCCGCCGATGTTCGCCAGCGAGGTCGGCCACGCCCTGCTCGACAAGCATCCCGACATTCCGTTTGCGGCGATGTACTATGATGGGCCGAAAGTCCGCATGTGGAGCCTGCGCAGCCGGGACGATCGCGAAGACGTGTCGGCGATCGCGGGCACCTTCGGCGGGGGCGGCCACCGCAACGCCGCCGGGTTCAGCGTGCCGGCGACCAAGGCAACGCCAGCCGAGTTAAAGGCGGCAGGCTGATGGGCGCGCTGGCCCTCCGCGACCTGCCGGACTGGCCGGCGGCCATGAACCGCGACGCGGCGCTCGCCTATACCGGCGTCGCCGAGGCGCAGCTGCGCGCGTGGGAGCGCACCGGCAAGGTCCAGTTCCGTGCCCGCGGCCCGCGCGGCGGCGCGCTGGCGCTGCGATCAGACCTCGACGCGGCACTCGCCCACCTGTTTTCCGAACCTGCTGAGGATATGGATTTTGGCGACTGAGCGCCTGCCTCGCTATGTGACGCCGAAGAAGCTGGCGGGCGGCAAGCGCGGCTATTTCTGGACGCGCCCGTCATGGGCCAAGCCGCCAGCGGAGCGGCACGGGAAGACGTGCCCGATCGTGTCCAGCGCGCTCGGCATCGACGTCGCGACCGCGATCACTCGCGCGAACGCGCTGAACGAGGCTTTCGACCAGTGGCGCAAGGGTGAGGAGGCGAAGCTGTCGCCCGGCTCGGTCCGCTGGCTGTTCGACTGGTACCGCAAGCTTGAGCGCTTCACCGCGCTCCGCCACAACACCCGCGCCGGCTACAAGCTGGCGATGGAGCAGGTCTGCGCGATCGAGATGCGCTCCGGCACGCTGGGGCAGCGCCGCGCGCCCGCGATCGACGCCACCGCCGCCGACAGCCTCTACAAGAAGGCGAAGGTGAAGCACGGCGACCGGCAGAGCGCCTACATGATGCAGGTCTGCCGCCTCGTCTGGAATCAGGCGGTGCGGCACGGCAAGGCGACGGGCGTGAAGGAGAACCCCTTCGCCGGCATGGGCATCCAGTCGAGCAGCGGGGCAGGGCGGGGCAACCGCGCGGCCACCCGCGCCGAATACGATGCCTACCGGGCCGCCGCGCGCGCCATGGGCAAGCAGAGCATGGCGACCGCCGCGGCGATCTGCTTCGAGGCGTGCCAGCGCGTCTATGACGCCTTCGGGTTCGAAGATCCGGACAAGCGCGTCACGCGTGGGGTGACATGGGGCGGCTATGTGCCGGCCGAGCGGATCGGGCTCATCCAGTCGAAGACCGGCAACGTGGTCGATATCCCGCTGGTCGACGGCGCGGGCGAGGACCGGGTCGACCTGTATCCCGAGCTCGAGGCGGAACTGGCGCGGATGGAGCGCGGCGCCGACGACGCGCTGATCGTGCGCGATGAGCGGACCGGCAAGCCCTACACTCCCACCTATCAGGTCCAGCTGCACCGGCGCATTCGCAAGGCGGCCGGGCTGCCCGACGATCTGAAGTTCACCAGCTTCCGCCACGGCGGAATCACCGAGATCGGCGACAGCGGTACCGACGACGTGCGCGCGGTCAGCGGGCACAGCACGCTCGAGGTCACGCGGATCTACAACAAGGCCAACCAGGAAAAAGCGGTCAGGATCGCCAGCCGCCGGCGGGAGCATATCGCGCTGGTCGGCGGGGGTGCGGTCGCGGGCAAGGGGGATGATGATGCTGAAGGATGACACCAGCCGATTGACGATCATCGCCTACCGCCTATCAGGCCCCTCGGCATGAGCGGGGGTGTGCCTGCGGGCTGGGTGCTGGTCCCGGTTGAGCCGACAGAGGCGATGATAGCCGCAAACTGCCTGCCCGGGTGCATGTCGCTTCGACACGCCATCTGGTCCGCCATGCTCTCCGCCACCCCCACCCCGCCGATCGAAGGCCGGGATGCGGACGTGGAGCGGGAGAGGGACTGGCGCGCGATTGCCAAACTCGCTGGTAAGCATGGCATTCGGTATCGGACCAACACCGCGCTGGTGCGGTTCCTCGCCGACCTCCAAGCCATCGGAGAACGCCCCCATGCAGACTGACGCAGAGGTCGCGGCGATTGCGGCGGGGCTGACAAAGGCGCAGCGGCTCGTGTTCGCAGCAGACGGCGGGCCTAAGCGGACCGTCAACCGGCTCATCAATATGGGTCTTGTAGCTGGCGTCACATACCATTCCGACTGCGCGATCATCCGCAAGTGGGCTGACCTCGGCCTCCGCGTCGCCCAGCACCTGAAACAGGAGAATGCGAATGTTCGGTAATCTGATGCGCGCCGCTGTCGGCATTGTGACCATGCCCGTTGATGTCGTCGCTGACGTCATCACCCTCGGCGGCGCTCTGACTGACAAGCGGGAACCCTACACCGCCAGCAAGGCCCGTTCGGTCATGCGTAACATCGAGGAGGCGACCAAGTGACCAGCATGACCCCCACGAACGACGCGCCGGTGACGGTGGAACAATGCGACCGGGAGGCGGCATGGCCGTTCGCGCCTCGTCACTATTACGAACGTGACCGAGACGCATGGATGGCGGGGGCGTACGATCACATTCGCGTAATCCAAGCCTTTGCCCGCCACCGCCTTGCCGGCCTCGCCTCCGCGCCTGCCGGGGATGGGGTGGAGGCGTTGCGATCGCTTAGCGATGCTGCAACGTCTGGTCCGTGGTCGTGGGAGCAGTGCGGCGAGAAAGAGGACGTGCCGGTAATCGGTATCGCTTTCGCAGGTGACGACCACGACTGCAAAGCGCCCTACGAAGGCGAGTTCCGGGACAGCGACGCAAACCGCATGACGATCGCCTACGATTGGCAGTCGTGCGATGGCCACTCGCCCAGCAGCAATGCTGCCTTCGCCGTCGCAGCCGTCAATTACGTGCGCGCAGCCCTCGCCCGCCCGCACTCCGCTGTAGCGCCTGCCGGGGATGGGGTGGAGGAAATGGCCCGCGCCATTTTCGAGGCCGATCCTGACGTTGGCATGACGTGGGCCGCTTTCCTCGACCTTGCCGATCGCGAACCCGACTTCCTGCAAAATGTCGAGCATATCCGCCGCGCTGCACGCGCCGCAGCCCTCGACCGCCCGCGCGCAGCGGTGGGGGAGCAAAGCCGGGAAGCGATTGAGGCGGAATGCGCAGCGCTGATCGCAGCCTATTACCGGCGCGAGATCGGCACACTGATGCAGCAGGCCGAGCATTGGGCCGAGAATGGCAAGCCGCTGGCGGTACATCATCGGGTGATGAAGGCCGACGACTATTTCCAGATCGTCTGTCAGATGGAGCGCGACCCGGCAAAGGGCTGGAAGCTGCCTTTCGACGAAATCCGCGACGCGCTTGGACGGAAGCCGATCAAAGACCCCGGCAGCTATCCGCCGAGCAAAGACCTGTACCGCTATCGCGACCCGTCGTTCGTCGTTGCCGCCCTGCAATCCCCGCCCGCGAAGGTGGAGGGGTGACACCGACCGAGCGCCTGGCGCTCGTGCGCAACATGTCTGTCGAAGGCGTCACGAAGGTGGACGCCGCCGCGCGGCTGGGCATGACCGTCCGCGGCTTCGACACGATGCTCTATCGGCACGAAGGGTCGACTATTTGGCCGATCGGACGCGCGCCAGTCCGGCGACGCGGTGGCTGATGCGACCGCGCGGACCAGACGGCACCGTCTGCACCTGGTGCCTCGGCCACCAGCCCACCGACTGCTTCTGCCAAGGGCAGGCGGACTATCCAGGGCTGAGCGGCCTGAACGCCTATTCCACGCGCAGCCACGGCTGGTCGCTCATCGCGCTATGCGCGCTGGCGATCGAGGACGGCGACGTCGACAATGCCGTCGCCGAGGGCGCGTTCACCACGCGCGACCGGCTGGCGGCAAAGCATGGGATGCCGAACGCGGCATGGATCGAGCGCGAGAAGCAATGGCTTCGGCCGCGCTATGAGCGCACGAAGGAGGTAAGGGCGCGCTTCCGGCATCTGGACGAAGCATGGGCCTCCGATCCAGACCGGACCGAGCCGTTACCGCCCAGCTACAAGGCTGCGGTGTTTGCCGCGATGGGCGCGTCGATGGGGATCGGGATCGACATGACCTACCCAGCGCGGCGGGAAAACACGAACGGCAAACGCGTGTGA